TGCAGAAACATCTGCACCATCAACATACAGATCAGAGTTACCAACAATACCAATATCCATTGTGTCTGCTCCTGTACCATTAAATGCAGTAGTTACTAAGATTTTAATATCTACGATTTGTGAATTTGCAGGAATGACAATACCTAATGATTTATCAGTGGTGTCAGTGTATGCGATAGAGTCTGTTTGAGACATTACAACGTAACCAGTATTGGCAACATTGGTTCCTACAGTTGTTCCTGTAGTATCTTTAATTGTTCCAGCCTTAATTGGACCAGAAAATGTAGTTGTTCCCATGTCTATTCTCCTTTTTTAAATAGTCCCCGAAGGGTCTTGGGTTAGTAATATTTAAAGGTACCATAAAAAAAGGGGGCGTTAAAGCCCCCTTTTAAAGTTATTTATGTATGGTTTGCTTATGCAGCACCAGGTGAACCAAATACACATCTAGGATCAGAATATCCGAATGAATATCTTTCTCTAGCTTTGTATCTTACGTTACCTGTATCAAAGTCACCTTCCATTGAAGTTTTGATAGGTGATCTTTGGAACAACTTGAAACCATTTGGAATGTCAGTCTTGATGAAGAATGCATCAGGATCCACTAAGTAGTGGTTTACTACATATCCCTCAGGAAGCATGCCCATGTTTCTCATAGCATTGATATCATTGTCTGCTGTTCCAACTCTTAACTGAGACTGTGTTAGTCTTTCAGCTACGAACTGTAACTCAGAAGGAATGATAAGTTTTCTTCCTTGTGTAGAGATTAATAAACCTCTCTCATCAGTGAAAGCTGCGATATCAATCAAAGCTTGTTCTAATGAAGTTTCGTTTAAATCAGCAGCAGTTGCTAATTCGTTAGAAAGTGTTCCGTTTACAAGTGGGTGGTCAGTAGCACAAAGCTCTTTACCATCACCGCCAGTGTAGCTGGAGTTAAACGCATTGTTTAATACGTTTGCACCTTTAACTTGCTTAGTGTTTGCCATTGATCTTGCAAGAGCTTTTGTGTATCTAGCTGAGATTCTGTCATAAAGATTATCTTCGACAGCTTCTTCAGTGATTGCAAAACCTAATGCAATTGTTTCATGTGTGTAACGAGCGGTGAAGGTTTCAGTCGCATTGTCATAAACAATAGAACCGCCTTCAGATTTTACTCTAGCATTACCAAAACCTGATAACATTACTTCTTCTTCGAATGCACGATCAGAAGATTCTGTATCAAATATTTGTGTATGCTCAGCATCGTAACGTCCATACTCCAGGCCGAATAAAGCATTCAAACCTGGCTCTAACTCTTTAACGAGTTGACTTCTTGAAATAGCCATAGTTTAACCTCCTATATGCCTGTTGTGTCAGTTAATGAGTGTAGGTTAATTTTAACCATGATTGATGCATTTGCTGCAGTGTAATCACTGTTATCAACATCTGTTGATAAACCAACAACTCTAAAATTGCCAGCAGCATTAGTTGTGAAACTGCTACCATCAATAACAGCATTTGAAATACCATCATGTGATGATCCAGCGCTATATGTTGCGATGTTACAGTTTGTTCCAACTTGTGCTTGACCAGCGTTATTGTCGTCACATTTGACCTCAAATATTACATTTGGATCATCAATGACGTATGCTTTGATGTCACCTGCTGCTACGCCGCCTGGATAGTAATTTTTCCAAGTAGGTTTACCTGTAGTTGGATCAGTATACTGACAACCGTTAAAAATACCAATAAGCTCAGCACCAGCAGTTGAACCGACATCAATAGCTCCGTTAGCAACCAGTATAACTGGGTCGCCTTGATATATTGCGGAAGCTTCGCCGTTAGCGATAACGTACTCAGTTTGGCCTTGACCATTGTATGCAGCACCGTTCATCTTAACTGGGCGAAATCCGAAATATCCAGATTGATTTGCCATAGTTCTTCTCCTTTATTAATAAAGTGACTTAGCTAGTTTTTTTAGGACCACCAAAAGTCACACGACTCTGCCTATCAACATTAATAGGCATGCTCGGATGTTGTTCTCTCAATGGATCTGTTTCCCAAGCTTCAGTTTGTTGATCAATTTTTTTCTTATAATGATCATTTCGCTCTTCTACAGTTTCCACTGGCATTCTTGCCAATAGCAAGTCACCCACGCTGATGACACCCTCATAAGCTTTGACATTTCCGTTGTAAGCAGAGTATAGACCGCCAGAATATTCGTCAGCTCTGACTAATTCCCAGCCTTCTCTGAGTCGAGCATTGATATTTTTAGTATCATCTGCTCCATTTACACGATGACGGAGCCATCTTTGCTTATATCCATCAGGACATGGTGGTGCGTCTAATTGAGACGGTGGTTTCCAAGGCTTTCTTCTAGCCTCTTTATCCCTGGTTTGTGCACTTCTTGGTGTTTTATTATCATCTGTCATTTTGTACCTCCTAAACGTACTTAGCATACTCACTTAGAGGAACTCCAAGCTTGTTTGCTATTTTAACCTGACTAGGAGTCAACCTAACAGATTTGCGCCCATTGGTTGTCGCAGACCTTGATGCAGAAGCAACAGGTTGAGCGATCTTGTTACTTCTAGTAGTCTGATCCTGACCCTTCGAAAAGGATTCGGGAAACTTGTTTTTAACTCTATGAGTCAATTCATCATAATATTCATCTGATTCTGTGTCAAATCCTTCTGCAACTAAACCACGATGAATTCTTTGAGCATATTCAGTCATATCCTCATCACTTCTAAACCACGGATTTGCTTCTGCCCAAGCTAAAGCTTTTTGAGAAGGTTGTGGTCTTGCTGGTGGTTGAGATTGTGCTTGTTGCTCTTGTTCCAATTGTTTTTGGAACTCCTCATATTCACGTTCTTTTTTCTGTTTAGTTACTCGGATTCTTTCTGCTTCCAGATCAAGTTTAGTTAGTGCTTGACGGGCTTCTTCTTCTTTTTGATAGTCCCCCGCTTCTCTAGCAGCAATTAAAGTTTGACGAGCAAGATCAGAAGCCATTTTATTTCTGACTTCACTTTCTGACATGTAACCTTTGTCAATGTCATAAGTTTTCTTTTTGCTATCACTCAGTTCTTTTTGAACATTTTGTGCAAAATTAAATGCAGCTTCTCTTTCTCTTTCAGCTTCTCTTAATTTCCAAGTTAGTTTATCAATTCTCTTTTTAACCTTATCAGAGTATTCATCCATTTCATCTGATTGATCAGTGTTTACGGCTTCAGTATTTAATGGTTCTCTTTCTTCGGTTTTGATTGATTCATATTTGTCAGATTTAACAGCGCCGTGCGATTTATCTTCAGATAAATCTATCTCAACACCTTCTCCTGAAACATCTAAATCAACCATCTGTTCTTTTTTAGCAGAAGTTATTTCTGTTTGCATGGTTTACCTCCCATGTTACATAATTGTTAGTATGTCCTCTGGACTATCAACAGTGCCGAGTATCTCGTCATCATTTAATAGTCTTACTTCCCCACCTTCTATGCGCAGTCTTGATCCTGCGTATCTGCCAAACACAACCCAATCGCCTTGTTTACACCAAGGTCCATTAGGAAACTTTTCTTTATCTTGATAAGCATCAGGTCCTACTGCTAATACTAAAGCAACTGATGCTGTTAATTGAGAATCTTCTACAGTTTTGTCAGTTAAGAGGATTCCACCTTTAGTCTTCTTTTCTGCTTTAAAAGGTAATACTAAAAGTCTCCAACCAACAGGTTGTGGAAGTTTTTCTAATTCTTTACGATCTGCTTTAATCCCTTCAGAAGGGTTTTTCATTTTATCTAAAATGTGCTCTGGCACATATAACGTCTTACTCATTTATTTTCTCCTCTTGTTCCAGCAGGCGAGAGAGCTCCTGTTGGCACATGTCTAACATGTGTATCTTTCCTAGAATATACTTATAATCTTCATAATTTTCAACCCCTCCTTTAACTAAATGATCAAGAAGTTGTTGTCTATTTTCTTTAAGTTCTTTTTGATAATTATGTATTACAAATACACTCATAGTAATGCATTAGTTCCCGGCACAACTTTTTCAAACAAAAAGTTTTGACCACTTTTATTACAATACCATGTTTGTTCTGAACTATGATTGACACCATAGTTGTTAGATTGAGCTTTTCTCAAGCCACCTCTAACTGCTAATTCAACCGCTTTTAAATTATAGTCATCTCCAAACATAGTTCCTGTTGGTTTAAGTTTTGGCCACCAGTTTTCTATATCTTCCATAACCGCTTCATATTCATGAGCACCGTCCACCATAATATAATCAATAGACTCTTCTTCAAATTTATTGAGTATTTCAGGAGAGTCGGAACGACCTTGGCAAACATGTACCATTTCTCTACCAATAAAAAACTTTAAATTTTCTTTAAATATATGAGAAAAGTCTTTTGGTAGTTTTAGATTTCCGTGTTCGGAAGATCCTGCAAAAGTATCTACAGAATATATTTTTACGTTTTCTTTATTTGCGTTGTATAAAGAGGTTGCCAGGTAATGAGTTGAACGACCGAGAAACGATCCAATCTCTACAATCTTTCCGTCTTCGGGAATTTGATCGACAATCATGTCGTATGTTTCAGCGTAGTTAAACCAGCCTGGTATCTTAAAATAACTTTGTTTCATAGTTAAGATCCTTATTTCTTTGTCTTAACTATTTGTATCTTTTTGTAAGGTTTTTGCAACCCTTGTGATACAGGTCCTTTCTTAGGAGGAGTTGTTTTAGTAAGTCGTCCTGGCTTACTGATCTGTTTGCTCATCTGAGCTCT